GTTGTCTTAACAGCATGAATTCCAGCTCCTTTGCAAACAACAGGTGACCTCCACGTTCCACCAGTTTACCAATTATCGCTGGTATAGCTCTTGCAATGCCTATCGGATCGTCCTTACCACCCAAATCCCATTCTCCACAAACTACATTTGGTATTGATCTGTTCAGATAACCATAACAAAGATCATCATCATACAAATACCTCAGTAGCTCACCTTCACCTTCTTTAAGCATTAGTTTCAAACCCTGACCTGTCAATCCCAAAGCTGACATCGCCTCCGACAATGCCACGCCGCCCAATAAACTATTTGTTATTGACATTATGTCATCACCCATGTGGTAAGATCCAGTCACATTTAGACTCGGAACCCATCTTTTCGCCAATTTCAGAGCCATCAAATAGTATAATTTATTGAATATTGTATTGACAAAAGCTGTTGAACGACTGCCAGTGATTAGTCCATTCTGATTTCTGACTGTCCAACCCGATTCTGAATCATGTAGAATCGTATCATTCTCGGCCTCAACCAACCACTCACCTGCTGTTAGGTAATCGTTGGACACTTCAACACAACCTGCCCAATCTGCCTTCTTCTTTGCAACTCTGCTAAGTAGTAGTCCTATGTCACTCACTTTATGGTTTAGTTGAAAATCGGCGAAGTCAAAACTCCACACCCATTTCCCTGTTATTAGGCCAGATATCTTCGTTTTTAATCTTGCTCCACTAACACCACCTGATTTGAACAATAAACCTAGTTGACCACCAATATTATCTTCATAACCGTCTAGCACATATGATTGAATGGCATAAACTGTCTCACAGTCATTATCTAGCTCACGATTCTTCCCATTCTCGTATTTTTTTGATACAGAGCAAATTCTATTAGGTTTTCCACTTATCACCTTTTTGAACCAGTTGCCATCCACATGCAGCGACCACAAGTTTTTGGTTCCTTGCAGTTTCCATTCCTTGCCATTAAAGTCGATTTTTTCTTTAGTATGTACACTTGATCCACTCGCAGTCCATTGACTCACACGATCACCAAACGCTGTCATCAATTCAGTTTTCGGCAAACTCGCCATTGACAATAGTTCGTCTAGTGCAGTTGATATGAATTGATCTCTATCAATATCAAACCATATGTCCGGTCTGAAAATTGGTAGATCAACAATTCGCTTTTTAAGTGCATCCTCAAAGTCAATAATGAAATCATCTTTTGCAAACAAATCTTGCAGGTACTCCAACTTGGCTGTCGACTGCCTAGTCACTAATTCGTTGCCAACCCATTGATTATATTTCCTAACCGTGTTGTGACTCGCTTTACACAATTTGATGGCACACTCATCATCCCAACGCCATAATTCAGTTTTTTCTAGGAATAGGCTAATACGATGCCACTCTGGATTCAGTAGAGCACACAGTAACCAACTTGACAACGCTAAATCACTTCTATATCCAATCAATCGTCTCACATCAGCCAACAACTGTATTTTACCAACTTTTTTAATCAAAGTGATCAAGTCTAACAACTCTAGCTTCTTGACCACTTTAGCCTTACCGTCTATTCTTCTACACAAACCTGTGGCAATGGTTGCTTCTTTGCAGTTAGACAACACCCGATCAATATTGTGTGTGAAAATATCAAGATTCAACATTGCTACATCACTTGGCAAAATGTAGTCTGGGCAAAATAATGTTCTGGTTATAGCACCATCATAACTGACGTCACCAATATAGTCATAACAACGTTTTTGATTTTTAAGAGCCATTGATAATTTCTTCGAGCATTTGTGAATAGCTTGGGGGAATAAAAAAAGGTAACAATCTTTACTAATAACTAAATCCGGAGGCACCAGATGGTGCTTAATCTGTAGAAAGGCCTCCAAATCTAGTTTAAAGCCCTGTGATGCCCCTTCCGCTCCAACAATTCATCCTGCAACAGTTTGGTTTCATCATTGTCTGTTTTATATTTCTTGGGCATTTCACTATCCTGATCAAAGCTTGGCGTTCCCTTACTTGCCAGCTGCGCAAGCTCACCGTGCCGCGATGCTTGTTTAAGTCTCTCTTCGTGTCGGCCTTCAACACTGAATGTCGGATTCTTTCCAGCGTTGTCAATGGCGACTTTAGCGTAAGATTTTTTGTCATCATTTCTTGTGTCATGCTGATTACTTGGGTTTGGCACCTCTTCAGCGTCTTCACGCAACTTATTGGAAGCGGCAATCGCCTTATCGAGCAGTTCATCTTCTTCGCGTTCTTGTTGAGCCCTAAATTGTTTTTGAGAAAGATGTATTTTTGGGGCTAAATTGGCTGAATGCAATTTGGAGCTCTCTATAGAAGTGCCATCGAGGTGGCTTTGTTGGATCACTGATTCCTTGACGTCCGGGTCAATTGGCAATGATGAATATCTGTTTTCTTGCCATGCAGCCTTCCTCAATTGCTGTTGGT